CAGGAGTTCCTGCGTCAGATGCAGCAGGGTTTGAATATCACCCAGGCTCTTGAGGTGATTGGTCGTAACCGTTCCACTTATGAGAGGTGGCGGCGGGACGATAGTGATTTTTTGACTGCCGTGGAGCGGGTCAAGAATCTGCAGAAGATTGATGGGCCTAGGGAACGTGAGTGGATTTCTTTCCCTGACTTTAGTGAGAAGTACCTGGGCGCTACGGTGTTCCCTCACATGACTAATGTGGTGGACATGATTGAGGGCCGTGACCCGTCCTGGACGCACCCGTCGATGGTGTTTGAGCCGGGTGAGCGGGATCTGGTGATGGTGAACATGCCGCCGGAGCATGCTAAGACTACCAGCATCACCATCAATTATGTGGTATATCGCATCTGCATGGACCCGAATATTCGCGTGATCTTGGTCAGTAAGACGGCTGAGATGGCGAAGAAGATGCTGTACGCGATTAAGACTCGCCTCACGCACCCTAGGTATGAGAACATGATCACGGATTATGCGCCGATGGGTGGGTTCGATAAGAACAGCGAGGCGTGGAATCAGACGATGATCTATGTGTCTGATGACGCCCGTGATTCTGGCGAGAAAGACCCCACCGTGCAGGCGTTGGGTGGGCGGGGTCATATTTTTGGAGCCCGCGCTGATTTGATCGTGCTGGATGACACGGTGGATCTCACGAACGCCCACGAGTACGATAAGCAGATTGACTGGCTTCAGTCTGAGGTTATCTCCCGTGTGTCGGCTAGTGGTTCTATGCTGGTAGTAGGCACTCGCCTTGCGGCGAAGGACTTGTATTCTGAGTTGCGTGACCCGCACCGGTATCCTGATGAGGAGTCGCCGTGGTCGTACTTGTCGATGCCAGCGGTTTTGGAGTTTAAGGATGACCCCGCTGAGTGGGTGACGTTGTGGCCCAAGAGCAACCAGCCGGAACCTGGCTCCAAGGCAGGCACGCAAGAGGCGGACGAGAACGGCCTGTACCCGAAGTGGGATGGGTCGCGTTTGTCGCAGAAGCGCAGGCGCGTGTCGCCTCGTGCGTGGGCGATGGTGTACCAGCAGCAGCAAGTCGCTGATGACGCGATCTTCTCCGCCGAAGCGATCAAGACTTCTATTAATGGTAACCGCATGGCAGGGCCGATACCGAAGGGTATGGTGAACTGCCGCCCTCAAGGCATGGACGGGTTGATCATTGTCGCCGGTCTTGACCCCGCCACTTCAGGGCACACCGCCGCCGTGGTGATAGGTCTTGATATCAGCACGCAGAAACGTTACGTGCTAGACGTGTTCAACAAGCCAGGTATCACACCTGAGGCTATGCGCGGCATGATTAAGGAATGGACAGAGAAGTACAAGGTCAGTGAGTGGCGTATCGAACGCAACGGCTTCCAGGGTTTCTTGGTGCATGACCGCGAGTTGAACGAGTTCTGCTCCAGCCGGGGTTCGGTGATTAAGCCGCACTTCACTGGGCAGAATAAGCATGACGCTGATTTCGGTGTCGCCTCCATGACAGTGTTGTGGAATGGTTGGGAAGACAAGCACCAGTTGATTGAGTTGCCTTCCACGCACGGGCAGGAGTCATGCAAGCAGATGGTGGAGCAGTTAGTGACATGGCATCCTGACGCTCCGAAGAATCAAAAGACAGACATTGTGATGGCGTTGTGGTTCGCTGAACTAGCGTGTAGGGATCGCGTCACACTCGCATCTAACTACACGCGCTCCCACGTTCGTAATAATTTCTTGACACCGTGGGATAGACAACAACAAACCACTGTGAGCCTCCTAGAAGCAGAAGCATCAGGGGCGTGGCAGCCCATTGGGGCGTAGGAGGATCGTTTGAGTATTCCTTTCGCAGAGGCGAACTTCATCGATGAGCCGGGTAACAACTCGTCGTTGAGGCAGATTAAGTCACGGTACGACCGCATGAAGTCGCGGTGGGCTGACCGTGACCAGCGCATGCAGAACGTTCTCGCTGTCCGTCAGGGCCGCATGCGGGACGTTTACCCTGACTTGTTCCCTGAGGGTCCGTTCGACCGGGGCATTGTCGCGAACATGGTGGATGTTGCTGCCCGTGACCTCGCTGAGGTTATGGCACCGCTACCAGCGTTCAACTGCGCGAGCGCGAAGATGATTTCGGACACGGCACGCGAGTTCGCTGAAAAGCGCACCCGCATCGTGAACGGCTATCTTGACTTCAGCGATGTTCAGCGGCAAATGTACACGGCCACTGACCGTTACTTCACGTATGGTTTCGTGCCAGCGATGGTGGAAATTGATGCCGCGAACATGATGCCCCGCATTACGTTCATGGATTCCATCGGCGCGTACCCCGTGTTCAACCGTTGGGGCCAGATCGAGGCAGGGTTCTTCTCATTCTACAAGACCCGCGACGAACTAATGTCAATGTACCCGCAGGCGGCAGCGTCCATTAAGGAGTCGTCAACTGGTAACGAACTGGTAGAGGTTGTCCGCTACCATGACGCTAAAGTTGACATGCTGTTCCTGCCGGCACGTAACGCTATGGTTCTGGAATCAACAAAGAACCCTGTCGGTGAGTGCCTGATTGAGTGGACGCAGCGTCCTGGTGTTGACGAGGATTCGCACGGCCAGTTCGATGATGTTCTTGCGGTGCAGGTTGCTAAGGCCCGTTTCGCGTTGTTGAGTTTGGAGGCGGCGCAGAAGGCAGTGCAGGCTCCTATTGTTTTGCCGCCTGACGCGCAAGAACTTGCGCTCGGGCCGGATAGTGTGATCCGCACAGCCAACGGCGAGCGGGTTCGGCGTGTACCGATTGAGGTTCCGTCGTCCGCGTTCGCGCAGCAGGGCATTTTGGATCAAGAATTGCGTCAAGGTTCACGTTACCCCGACGCTCGCACTGGCGAGGTTCAGGGTTCTATTGTGACCGGGCGAGGCGTGCAAGCCCTCATGTCAGGGTTTGATACGCAAATCCGAACTGGTCAGGCGATGTTCGCCAAGACTTTCCAGAACCTTGTACGCAAAGCCTTCATGGTTGACGAGATGCTGTTCGGGTCGGAGAATAAGACGATCCGTGGTAACAGTGACGGAACACCATACGAGATTAAGTACCGCCCTGAGAAGGACATTAAGGGCGACTACACTGTTGATGTCCAGTATGGTCTTATGGCTGGGCTGGATCCGAACCGGGCACTTGTGTTCGGTTTGCAGGCTCGCGGTGATCGTTTGATCAGCCGTGATTTCCTTAGGCGGCAGATGCCGTTTGCTTTGAATGCTTCCGAGGAGGAGCAGCGCGTCGATATCGAAGAGATGCGGGACGCGCTGAAGCAGGCTGTCGCGGGGTACGCTCAAGCGATTCCCGTTTTGGCTCAGGCTGGGCAAAACCCTGGCGATGTGCTTGCGCGACTTTCAGAAATTATCCTTGGAAGACAAAAGGGCCGACCCATAGAAGAGGTGGTGTCGGAGGCGTTTGCGCCTGAGGAGATGCCCACACCACCGGGGGTTGAGCAAGCAGGTGAGGAAGCCGCAGGGATGGTCGGTGCCCCTGGCGAGGCTCCCCCTGGTGGTGGCGGGAACGGCCTAGAGGGAATCAGTGAGGCTACTGGTCTTCTCCGTGGTGTCGCACCGGGTCAGGCTGGCATGGGCGCTGGTGGGCGTCCTGACTTGCAGATGCTCATGGCGAGCCTTGGCGCTGGTGGCGAACCGAACCTGTCGGCTGGCGTTAGCCGTCGTCTACCTATCTAGGAGTATGTATGTGTGTTAGTTGTGGTTGCTGGATGGACACGGAGCAGAAGATGGGTGGCGACGGGAATCATCCCGAGAACGCTAGCCAAATGCCCAACGTGAAGATTGAGAAGGCACCTGAGAATGGCCGCCGCCCGTAAACAGTTTTGGGATAAGAAGAATCCCAAGAAGAAGTCTACGCCGTTGACTCCTGCACAGAAGTCTGCTGCTAAGGCTCGCGCTAAGAAGGCCGGTCGGCCTTACCCGAATCTCGTTGATAATGCTGCCGTCAAAAGGAAGAAGAAGTAATGCCTGCGAAGAAAAAGTCTACTGCTAAGAAAGCAGCCCCTAAGCGCACCTACAAGGACGGCAACCAGGGTAAGAAGGGCGAGCCGCCGAACCAGAAGCGTCGCACCGCTCGCGCCACGAAAGTAGCGAAGATGCGGGAGAAGAAGAAGGCTGATTCTTTGTCTAAGGCTATGGCTGAGGAGAAGAAGAAGAACAAGCCGAATAAGCCGATGTAATGCCCGCCAAGAAAGATTCGCGCCTTGAGCGTGCTGGTGTTTCTGGCTATAACAAACCGAAGCGCACACCTAATCATCCCACAAAGTGGGGAGTTGTCGTAGCCAAAGAAGGCAACAAAGTTAAAACAATTCGATTTGGTGAGCAAGGCGCAAAGACAGCGGGTAAACCCAAAAAAGGCGAATCCGCTGAAATGAAACAAAAACGTAAAGACTTTAAATCGCGTCACGGAAAAAACATCGCTAAAGGAAAAATGTCAGCGGCCTATTGGGCCAACAAAGAACGATGGTAAAGGGAGAAGATAATGCCACAGCCTAACAAGGGTGGACACGGTACGGCCCCGGTCGCGGCTCCGATCCACGACAAGAGCGGAAGCAAGTCCAGCGACATGGACAAGATCAAGTTTGGTATGCACACCAAGGGAACCAAGGGTAAGGGCTAGTAACAAATTAGGGAGGCAAGAAAGTGAAAGTTCCAATGCGCGACATGAGCGTTC